CTAGTTAATTTTATACAAATCAATTTTTAAGCGCCCTGCTTAGAACTAAATGGAATAAAAACAAACATAATTAAAACAAGGAGATACCATGGCAGGCGTAGCTGGAAAATCAGGAGGTGGCAACCGTTCAATGAGCGTTATAACTCCACCCCCCACAAAAGTAAAAGGAAAGCTAGTGTCGCCGGACTGGTACATACTAGGGGAAACCAAAACACTCGAAGAGATCCATGGCCACATTGCCAAGAAGCTCAAGAACGCAGGGGTCACCGAATCCATTGACTCAACCCTTGTAGCCTCTCTGTCCCAGCAGTACCTATTCCTACAGGATTGCTCCCTTGCTTATGCCACCGATGGCCCGAGTGCCTTAATAGGTAGAGCGCTGGCTTCCCGGTTGATTGGTGAAGCTCACGCCGAGATTTATAAAATCTTAAAAGAATTCCAAGTAACACCCAGCACAAGAAACAAGGCCGAAGATTTGGCCGCCCCCGAGTCAACCGGTGACACCGCACTCGACAACTTATTTAACTTTACTCACTAACAACAGGCAGCCGAAATGGAATTCCAAAAAGTCATAGCTATAGTAGCTTTTACCTCAGCATTAACCGCGGCATCCTATGCGGTATCACTGGCAACAGTGGCACCGGTGGAACGCGACATGATCCACGTAACAAAGCAACTCGACCGAATAGAAAGAAAGCTAGATTACCTGATTCCAAGACCATAAACCAAACAAATCAAAATCAAAAGAGGAATACATAATATGTCAAAGTTAATCGAATTTTTAAAGATGCTGCTCCCGCCTAGCCTTTTCTACCCGCCCTCCCCTACGCCTTACGTGGTAACCGTTGATTCTTACACTGATGAAGAGCTTTCAATGGCTTCCGAAATGCTGGAGCCGGTGCTAACCGTTGAGCAAGTAGCCGAGGCGAATAAGCAGGCGAAGAAGAAAGCTGCCAACGCAAAGCGAGCAGCAACCCGCAAAGCCAACAAACTGGCCAAAGAAAAGGCGCAAGCGTAATGGCTGCCGGTGCTACTCACGGCGGCAAAGGTTCAGCCCCCCGCCCTACAGACAAGGCAAAGTTTGAAAACAATTGGGATGCTATATTCGGCAAGAAAGACAAAGAGGAACCCAAGGCCAAAGAGCCACCAAAGGCACGTTCGATTACCCATAAACAGTCAGGCGTAAACCTCGGCAAAGACGGGATGGCCTTGGTGCCCAGTGGTTCCCAAATGAAGGGCAGCACCAAAGGCACCCACCGGCGTCAAAGCGAAGACACCGAGAAATTTAACTCTAACTTTGATGCAATCTTTCGAAAGGGGGGTTGATCATGAAACAACTTGATAAAGCTTGGCAGTACGCAAGGGACGTTGTGGCGGGCAGAGTGGTTGCAGGTGTTCTTGTAACCCAAGCTTGCCAAAGGGCGTTGGATGACCTAAAGGTATCAGAGGAAAACCCTGAATCGACTTGGGTCTTTAGTGCCCCAGCGGCAAACCATTTCTTGCAGTTCTGCACTTACATTAAGCACGTAAAGGGAGAGCTTGCCGGGAAGTCTTTCGACTTGGAACCGTGGCAGTTGTTTCTATTCTCTCAGGTCTTCGGGTGGCGCAGGCGATCCAATAAGAACGAACGGCGATTCCGAGAAATTCTAATTGAGGTTGCCCGCAAAAATGGTAAGAGCTTTATCTGTTCTGCCATTGCCCTATACGAATTGCTGTTTGGTGATGCCGGTGCAGAAGTTTATTCTGTCGCCACAAAAACCGATCAGGCCAAGATTGTATGGGACTCCGCTGGCGAGATGGCTAAGAAGATGGACACCCGTTTATCTGGGAAGCTGTCACAAACCGTTTCAGCGATTAAGTGCGATGAGCGATTTAGCAGCTTCAAACCGCTGGCACGAGATTCTAAAAGCCTCGATGGTTTAAACCCTTCTCTGGTAATAATAGACGAGGCCGGAGCTATTGAAGATCGGAACATTATTGGCGTTATGACGAGCGCCGTAGGTGCCCGATTGAGTCCTTTAATTATCTATATAACCACGGCATACTTTAGCAAAGTCACTTCCTACTATGAGAAACGCAGTTACGCGGAAAGCATCTTAAAAGGTCGCCTGACTGATGATCGCATTTTTGCTATGATCTATACCCTAGACGAGCAGGACGATTGGAGAGACCCAACGGTATGGCTTAAAGCTAATCCTAATCTAAATGTGAGCATTAATACTGATTACCTACAGTCCCAAGTTAACCAAGCGGATGCAGTGATTGCCCAGCGCCCCGGCGTTCTTGTGAAGCACTTCAACTTATGGCAGAGCAGTAGCTCGGCGTGGATTGATGTAAAACATTGGGAAAACTCAGTTGGCCAAGTAGTCCGAGAAGGCCCGTGCTATTTAGGGATGGATTTGGCACAGACCCGCGACTTATGTGCAGTCACTAGGGTTTGGGATAATGGGAACGGCCAGTACTCTGTTGATTTTATGACATGGTTGCCACAGTCCGCTGTAGAAAATGCGCCTCCACACATTCGGCCAATGTACTTGCAGGCGATTGAGTCGGGGGTTTTGAAGATTACCGAGGGAGTTACTACGGATTACCGAGAAATCCAAAGCTTCATTGAGCAGAGCTGCAAGCAGCACAGCGTCCACTCTATATGTGCCGACCCCTACAATGCGACCCAGTTGGTGAATGAATTAGAAGACAAAGGCTTACCGGTGCTAATGGTACGCCAAGGTATCAGCCATTTATCAGCACCCTCGAAAGAAACAGAGGTTTGGATTACAGAGGAGCGGCTAAAGCATGACGGCAACCCTTTCTTTCTGTGGCAGCTTAGTAACTGCGCTGTTTATACTGATCTTAACGCTAATATTAAGGTGCGAAAAGGGGATGATCAAAACCTAAAGATTGATAGTATTGTTGCTTTGATCATGGCTGTATCAGCCGCGGCAGGTAATGCAAACAAACCCGAGACCTTTAATTTTGGTTTCATAGACTTATAATAAGGAGGCCGCATGGCTGACAATCGCAGTTTAATAGATATGATTTTAGGCCGCAACAAGCCGGAAGGCCAAGGAAGCCCCCACGCTGGGGTTTTCTTTAATGCCGCAAGCTCAACAACCAAGAGCGGTCAAAGTGTAACCACGGAGAACGCTTTAAAAAATGCCACAGTCTTATCTTGCGTAAACGTAATCGCTCAAGGTATTGCCCAGCTTCCGTTGCAGGTCTGGTCAGGAGAAAACAAGGCCGATGGGAATCAGCTTAACATAATACTCAAGCGCCCCAACAGTTTCCAGACAGGCTACGAATTCAAAGCAGCCCTAGTAAAAGACCTACTGGTTTACGGAAACAGTTTTACCCGAGTAGTCCGAGCGCCTAACGGTAGGGTTATCGAGATGATCCCAGTAGACCCCGATGATATGGCCGTATCCGCTAACAAGTTTGGAATTCCTGTTTATCGACATTCGTCTTTCGGTGTAATGCTAAACAAAGAGATTATCCATATTCGCGATGTTGCGGGACATGATGTTACAGGGTTATCCCGTGTACTTTGTGCCGCCGAGCGCATTGGAGCTTTGAACGCCGCAGATCAGCTAATGTCAGAAACTTTTGCTAATGGTGTGTCTGTCAACTACTCAGTTGAGATGGCGGCAGCCCTTGACGACACTAGCCGAGAGACTTTATATAAGCAACTCAAGGCCAGCTTTGGCCAAGGCGGTAGCAGGCGTGGCGGTATCGCAGTCCTAGAGGGTGGCAAGATGACCGCCATGAAGGGCAGCACCCCCGCCGATGCAGACCTAAGAGCACTCCGTACCCACCTTATAAACGAGATTGCAGCCCTATTCAGGGTGCCCGCGAGTCTTGTGGGTGGCATGGCTGATGAGAAGTATTCTAATCAAAGCGCACGTTTAGCCTCTATGTATCGAGACACCTTTGCACCTATTCTGTACAATATTGAGCAAGCTTTTAGTCATAATCTGACCACAGGCACTACGGATATTCGTTTTGATGCTGGCGCTATGATTAAGGGAGATCTTGCCTCGCAAGTAACCATTGCCGCTACAGCAGTCGCGGGCGCCGCTATTATGACGCCTAACGAGGCCCGTGCCTTTATCGGTTTAACCCGTATTGAGGGCGAAGGGATGGACGAAGTAGGTCACACCTCAACACCCCCAGCACCCCCAGCACAACCGGGAGACCGAGCGGGCGAAGAGACAACGGATGACGGAAATTTAGGAGATATGCCAAATGAATAGCTATGAGACAAAGAGCATTCCGCACGAAATCGCAAGCGGCAACTATGTAGAGATACGCAACACAGAGACCGGTGAAACCAAGATTGTCCTGAAGGCGTACTTTGAGAACACTAAGAAAACTAACGGAGCTGATGACACATGGCTAGTACAGAAATGATTGTTAAGTCGGTGGATTCCCCGCTGTTAATTAAAAAGTTTGACGTTGAAGCTGGCGAGATTAAAGCATACGTAACCACATTCGGCAACGCCGATCTAGTTGGTGATGTGATGGACAAAGGCGCAGCAGATAACTTTGTAAAACAATTCAACGACCAAGAAAACGCCTCTATTCCTATGTTATGGGAGCACAAGCGAGATGAGATTATTGGAAGTTGGACAAAATTTGAGGTAGACGAGAAAGGCGTCATTGGAACAGGAGAGCTTTACAAAGGCGTCTCCAAAGCCGAAGACGTAAAAGTTTATCTTGAGAAGGGTGCGGTCGGCTCTGTTTCTATTGGCTTTAAGTCTTCGGACTATGAGGACATTGAGACCGGCGGCAGGTTGTTTAAAGAAATTGAATTATTTGAAACATCAATTGTAATTCAACCAGCCAACCCACAGGCGCAGATCGTATCCGCCAAAAATGAAGAGGGTCGAGTTGACCTGAGAAACCTTGAGAAAGCCTTGCGTGATGCTGGTCTTTCCCGTAAAGAAGCTATGACGTTTATTTCTGCTGGCAAATCCACCCTACGCGATGTAGTGGAAGAAGAGCTAAAGAGTGAAGACGTAATGGCCCAATTAATTAATTTATACAAGGACTAATTTTATGAGTGAAGTTGAGATGAGTGTTGCCGAGCAACTGAAAGGAATGATGGACGCACAGGTTGCCGAGAAAGCTGATAAAGCCGATTTGGAAGGCATGGTAAAGACTGAAGCACTAGAAGCGAAAGCAGACAAAGCCGACCTTGAAGGTATGGTAAAAGCCGCAGACTTGGACGAAGTAAAGAGCGCCCACGTTGAAGCAATCGAAGCAGCAAAAGCGGAAATCCGCGAAGAAATGGAAGCCAAAATGGCAGCCACATCCCCCGTAATTTACAAAGGAGCAGCCCCAATGGAGTTTAAGGATTACAATCACGAGAATGGTTCAGTAGTTAAGCGTTTAAGCCTTGACCTGACTAAAGCAGTACCCGGCAACAATGCAGGAGTTGGCGCAACCGATCCCCGCAGCGTAGATTCTAACGCCACTTACCACACACTGGAGCAGTTTAACCCGTTCCGTGCTCAAGCTACTGTTTTGAACGTATCTGGTGGCTCTATCCGCCTGCCTAACGTGACTGGCGTTGAATTTACTTCAGACTCTACCGTGCAGACTCAAGCGCAATTGCTGGCCCGTGATACTTCAGCAGTTGTAGCTAAGAACGTTATTATTGAGAACTGGGTTTCTCAAATGCAGTTTAGCCGCCCTTCCTTGGAAGACATTGACGGTATCCGTAACACTATCGCGGGTTTGATTGTACAGAAGTACTCTGTTGCTCAGGCAAAAGACGCCGCAGCCGTACTCAAGACCCAGACCCAAGCAGCTACTGCTGGCGCTGGCAAAGTCATTTGGGACGTTGAGCCTACAACTGGTAACCAGTTGCCTATTGATGGTTCTAACATTGTTGGCATTCTTTCTGATTTGCTTGCAACTTGTGACGTAGCCTACCGCACCAACGGTGTATTCATGGTTTCTTCCAACGTGTTCGCCAAGCTGACTGAATCTAGTATTGCTACTGGTGGCGGTATGGTCTTCGATCCTACTACTGGAATTAGCCGTGTATTCGGTTATCCTGTAATGATCAACGGCTATCTTGACGATGGCATTCTTCCAGATGGCACCGCTGTTGCAGACGGCGCAGGTAAAGTAGCCGCATACTTCGGCGACTTCAGTCGTGGTCTGGCTATTTGTGAGCGTAAAGGCTTGGCAATTGATGAATATGATCAGACTGCTCCCGGCTTTAACACTTACTATGCAGATGGTCGATTCAAGAACAGCGGCTGGGATGATGCAGCTCTGGTAGGTCTTGAAGTTATCCACACTGAAGCCTAGTAATTGAAGAAGTAAAAAACGTGGTGGCCCCTTCTGGGGTCGCCACATCTTTTAAATTTTTTGGAGTTCACAATGAAAAAGCCGATAAAATCGGAAGTACAGTTTAGTTTGTCCGCCGGTGTGGTAAGCCTCCAAGAAGTATCAGATCACTTGTCACTTTTTGGCGATACCACTTACAACGCAT